CCCCCCCCCATACCCATATGAAGGATTTTTTGCCCGTCTTGCTTGTTTGCAGGGGCACGGAGAAACGAACGAAGCACGGAGAAAGCATTGCATACCCGGAACAATTACGGAGGCTTAAACTGACTGAATATTTAAACCAAACATCCGTTTGCAAAGAATATTGCATGATGCTTTTGCGTTACGCGCGTGCGTGTGTACTCATGCGTGATTATTTAAGCAATTAGGTTTTATATAATTCAATATAACACAAATCAGATATAATTATATAAATCAATATAACACATAAAAACAATAATATACAATACAATATGACATAGATATAATTATATATATATATACTAAATAATATATTATTATAATTATATTATATATATAATATTAATATAGATATTATTAATTAATATACTTTAGAATAATGTTTAAAAACTTGTTTTTAAACAAATGGTTATTATCGCTGCCAATGTGCGAAGCACTATATATATAATTAATATATATAATATATTATCCGTGTGTGTATGTGTGTGTTTGCATTATGGCTGGAAAGACGGAAAGTTAGGAACTGGAAAAGTAGGGCTTTCTGTTTTTAGTGGCTACTTGTTTTTTTGGTGTTGTTTTCCTTCATTATCGCTTGTTTTGTGTAAATATTTATGTAATTACGTACTTTATATGTGAACGAGAGTTAAAATACGATAGTTGGATATATTTTTAACGTTTAATTAACATATATATCAAAAGAAAGCCGTATCTTTGTAATGTCGAAAGGGAACAAAGGAGTTCAACGAAGACAAAGCGCTGTTTGAAAGAATTACATACTGAAAAGGCGTTGACGCATGAATAGTTACAATAGATAACATTACATGCGACGGTAGGCGCTGTGAGATATTAATATAGTGTCAAGCAAGTGCAATAAACGTAATTGTAGCAAGTATGTAGGAAGTCGTTACCTATACACTACTTGGCTATATGAATGATATGAAGAAGGAACGGGAAATAGGATATAAGTCTATGGATATATGGCTATAATATATAGCTGTTATCTGATAGCCATCTGATTTTCCCGTACTTCTCTGTAATGCAGCCTTAAGACGGTTACAAGCCCGTGGAAATGCAGAGTACAGAAAATTGAAAATCAATCACTTAAAAATATAGAATTATGAAAACTTACGATTATCTGGAGAACGTGAAAGAAGACGTTAGAAACTACATTGAAGAAAATAAAATCGTAGTAACAAGCAGCAACCGCGAAGAAGTGGAGCAAGAATTGAACGATACGTTGTTTGTAAATGATAGCGTAACTGGAAATGCTTCCGGCTCTTATACTTTTTCAACGTGGCAGGCAGAAGAAAATCTATGCCATAACTTTGAGTTGTTAACGGATGCTTTAGAGGAATTAGGGTATGATTTATCCTACCTTAAAAAAGGTGCAGAGTCTTGCGACGTTATAATACGTTGTTACCTTCTTGGGCAGGCAATTTCGGAGGTATTGGACGAAATAGAAATAGAAAACGAAACGGAGGAGTAAACTATGGGAACTTATACTATAGATGGATGCAACGAAATGTTTTTAACGTTGCAAGAAGCAAAGAAACATATATGGTTGGCTTATACGCCAAAGGAATGTATTAAGGAATTAACAGACACTTGTATAGTTGGATGGAAAGATGGCGAAGTACATTCTTTAACCGCTATCAGAGTAAATAAGAACGGAAAAGTTAGTTATGGTAGAACTGTTAAATATTAAAGTCACGGGAGGACAAAGATATGATTTTAGATATCAATAAGCAATTGGATGAAATTTTAAAAGAAGAATTACTGCAAGCGGAAGTGATAACAACCGAATGTGGAAAGATAATGCGCTTTCCTAATTTGGATGTACCGGATGTTTGGGAGGTTTTCAATAATGATGGAGAAATGAGAAAAGGAACAATTTATGAATGTCTTACCTTCCTCTATCCATCCGAAATAAAATAAAGTAAAGTTATGATTAACAAGAATAAGACCTCAAAAGAAATTAGAACGTATAAGAACTCTAACAGTAAAATAGTAAGTATTAACAAATAAATAATATAATATGAAAACTTATAAAATATCAGATATTAGCATATATCCTTTTAACGAAAACGGAAAGAAATTTGTTGAAGAAATTAGATACTGCCTAAATACAAATGAAAAGTTAACCGAAAGAATTAATAACATTTTCGATAATGGCTGCCATTCACATTTTCACGATGTTTCAAATAATGGTTGTGAAAAAATTGGTGGATGTATAATAAATTATAGGAAAATTTTAAAGCGATATGTTTTTAAGTCTCATGATAGATGGCAGGAATGTTATTCTATCAATAAAACAAGCATACGTAAAAACTATAGCGGTGTAACCGAAATAGTAGAACTTAAAAGTAAATAATTAAAAATTAAAATGATATGAAAAAGTTAGAAACAAGTCAGATAATAGAGAACGTATTGGCAAATGGAGCAATAACAGAACGCGAAGTATTACTTTTGAAAAAGCGTGCGAATAATGGTGATAATGAGGCGGCAAATTTTTATCCTGGTTGTGATACCGAAATAGAAGTAACAGAAGAACAAAGTGCTAAAGGTTTTGCGTGGCTTATGAACTTATATAAGACACCAACGGGGAAGGAACGGAAAAACAACCCTTTCGGTTATCGGGAAATGAATATACTTGATAATTACAAGGGTGAACGCTTTCAGTTTGTAGGCTTCTATAATAACGGTAATAGATGGCGCGATTATTATATTCCCATATATTCTTTATGTGGTATGGAATATTACGTAAATAGCGAAGGCAGTATTCAAATAGTCGGATAATATGAAAAGAAAACGGATTAATAGATGTGCTCTACTTATTTGTAGGGCATATCAAAATAAAGTGTATTTTTTCAGTGTATAACTAAAATGGCAAAATGATATGAAAACGAAAGTAAACTATTTAAGAAAATATAATGATATAAATACATATAGTCAAACTATAAATGTTATTTGTTCAGAAAAGGAATTTATAAGCATGAAGGAAGTTGTAAAGCAATATATCAATAGTGGGCACACATATTCGTGTTGTGCTAAACCTATTACAGTAGGAACTAATTATTTAACTTACAATATGATTCATAAATTATCATTCAACTTTTGGGAAAATAACAAAAGAGTAAAAACAGACCGTAACACAATTTTAAACATTAAAATACAATAATATGAAAACGAATACATTAAAATATACAGTAGTAAAATCTTTCCGTGAAAAAGGTATCACCTATAAAGTAATAACAACCATTAAATTGCATGATGAATGTAAGAACGGTACGTGTTCATGGAGTATAACGGGCATACTCCAGCAAAAGAAAGGAAACGGACGTTTTTACGATATTGGGCACGGTTGCATCCATGAGGAAATATTAAAAGCTTCTCCAAAGTTGAAAATGTTTGTAGACCTTCATCTATGCGATTGGCGTGGTACACCATTATATCCAGTTGAAACTGGATATTACTTTTTACAAAAAGATAAAAAGCAAGCAAAGGAATATTTGCGCGTAACTGATGAAGAACTGGAATTTTTGGCAAAGTGTGAAGACAAAGACTATTTTAAATACCAATTGTTTGCGCTTGGTATTGTGGAAAGATGGCAAGAAGAAAGCAGGAAAGCAATACAAGCACTGGAAGAATTAACGGGTGATGTTTGGGTTAATCCATATAAGGAAAGCGAAGAACGCCACAGACTTGTTTTAAGTGACGAAGAACGCGAAGAAATAGAGGGGAAAATATTATCTGGATATTATACGGAAAGCGCGATACAAGAACGCCAAGAAGCTAAAAGAATTGCCGAAATAGAGAAAAGAAAAAACGAAGTGATTAAAACCTTTGAAAAAAGAATAAACAAAGCAACAAAAGAAAAAGATGTAAAATTAGCTATATTAGGGGCTGGATTATTATCAGATAATTATATCTACTATGTTGAAGGTAATAATGTAGTTTTCAATTATTATAGCTATCACGACAAAGTAACAGAAGAAGAATATAATAACATGCTTAAAAATATAGACTATTCTCTATTGCCGGAAGGAATTAAATTTGAATTCAAATAATAATAATAGAACTATGAGTATAACAGATTTTTATAACGGACGCTTTGTTAGCGGTAAAATATTAAAGCGTGATTATCGCATTATATGGCAACGAATTGTAATAGCTACAGCCGCTTTGTGTGGAATGTTCATTTTTATGATGGCTATTCAGTTAATGTGTTGGTTATCTAATTTGTGTAACTACGTTTTTAGGTAATAGCATGAAGTTAATAACGAAATTTAAGCCCGAACTAAAAGAGTTTATAAGCCTGCAAGGGTTGAATATCAATGATACAATGAAGGCAGTGAGAAACGGAAATCTGTTTATTTATAAGGCAGAAACAAAGCGCGAAATATTGTATCATGGTATTACTAATTTAAAGCACCCGTATATATTATCAGAGCATAAGCTTCCATTATAACAAAAAGTTATAACTGTTTTGGTAATATATATAATATATATAATATATATAATATAACAATAAAGTAGTGTATGAAAACTTATAAAAATTTTGAAGAAGACTTTGAGAAGGCAAAAGCAAACATGGAACTTCTGGAAAACATTGTGTCTGTAGGCATTCCAAAGAAACAAGCGGTTTACTTTAATAGCATATCAGTAGATAGTAAGTACAGCATGGGACAAAGAACGTATCTATACGTAGGTGATAAATTGGTGCATTGCAATGATGAAAGAAAGTTTTATGTAGGGCACAACAAATTTATTGAAACACACGGAAAAATAGTTGTCCGCTTCAACAAAGGAGAATTTAAAAAGTATATGGCTATGTGCGAAGAAATGTATAAAGCCCTTGCAATAGAGGCGAACGCATCTAAATATATTTCTTTAGTGGATAACATAAAAGACTTTATAAAGCCTAATATTGACCTTAAAAACAGCCAATTTAACAAGAGCAAGGGAATAGGGTGTGTTTACATAGAAAAACAATTTGTATAACTTCTAAATATTAAAAACTATGGCATTAATAATAATTATCGGATTTATTGGCTGTTTGTTGTCTGGAGAACTCATTAAATTAGGCAGATAATGGGAAAGTTCATGCTTCTACTATTGGTGTGGGATATTGTGGCTTTATTTGCCATCATACTACGTCCTAACTTCAAATATAGTAGTGATGTTATCAGTTGGCTTATAGCCGGAATAGCTTTGTCTGTAATAATAATAATCAGTTAGTAATAAGATGGATAAATATGTTTACTACCTTCGTGTATCAACGAATAAACAAGGTGATAGCGGTTTAGGGTTGTCAGCCCAAGAAAAGACTTGTATAGACTATATTAATAGCAAAGGTGGAATTATTTGTGGTAAGTTTGTAGATGTGGCTTCGGGAAAAGACTGTTCCCGTGTGGAGTTGTGGAAAGCTATAGAGTATTGCAAAGCTAATAGTTGCACCCTTGTAGTGGCTAAATTGGATAGGCTTTCAAGAGATGCCGAATTCGTTTTCCATGTAGTCAATACGGGCATAGAGATATATTTCTGTGACCTCCCGGTAGTCAATACTATGGTATTAGGTATCTTTGCATCCGTTGCACAATACGAACGCGAACTAATTAGCAAACGTACAAAAGATGCGTTGGCAGCAAACAAGGCACGCGGCATATTATCCGGCACAGCTAATAGCAACTATCGAATTGACGAAGAAAGTAAGAAGCAGGCAAGTATAGCAAGTGCAAGAACGCGAAACAGAAAAGTAGTAGAAAGTGCTGAGTTCGCTTGTTTTTGTAGAATACTACGAAAAGTAATACCTATACTGAATGAAAATTCTACGGATGAAGAACTATTCTTCTTGAACTGGACTAAATACCGTACAAGTTTTGTTCTCACCCAGTGTCACAAAGCGGAAATAAAGGAACTCATGCAGGAAGCCAATAGGAACAACAACAAATTGTTTATTGGCATTGATTTTACGAATGCTAATTTTTATCAGTATATTAGTAGCCGCGTACAAGCTACGTTCAACTCAATTTCTAAATACAAAGAATATAACAACCTATGAAAATACTTCAAATTGCCCTAATAACACAAAAGGGTAACGTCTTTAATGTAAAGATGCAGATAGACGAAATTGTCTTTGAGAGTAAAGAAGAAGTAAGGGAAAAACTACTTTCTGTATTTGCCAATAGGAAGGATGCTGTAGTAGACGTTGTAATCCATTCCATGCAAGACGAATTAGGGCTTTCCGACTACTCCAATGAGCAACTTAAAGCAGAACTAAAAAGAAGGGTAAATATCGCGCGTATGAAAGCGATTAGAGAGAAGCCCAAGTATTATTATTGGGAAGGAATTGTAGTTGATATTCTGAGGCGATATAATAGGTTTGCCAAGTGGAAGTTTAAAATAGATTCCGAAGAGTTGGCGGCAAGTGAAAATTTTTCGTATCTGAATAAATGGCATGGTTTTGAAATGATAAGCGGTGCTTTCAATATGACAACTGCACCAAAGGTTGGGGATAGGGTCAAATTAAGATATCGTGTAGTAAAAAGCCATTTCCGCTCCTATAGAGATTCTAAAATCGTATCAGTAATAGAACGGGCTGACTTGTCAAATGAAACAGTAATAGCAGGCAGTGAATTGTAAACTAAAACTATAAAGAGATGAAAGCAATATTAATAGCAACAAAGGAAACAATAGAAGTAATAAAAGCTGGGGAATATACCAACATTTACGTAACAGAGGACGGCAAGCAGTCGTTCTTAGGTGATGAACTTATTCTTCTTGATGAAGTGAAGAGAGAAGCAAAGGGGCGTGATTGGGAAGAGGTTCGGATAAATGCTGCAATAGCAACAATGCAAACACTTTTAAATAATCCACAATATGAGAACAAATCAATAATAGCCATAGCTGACATGAGCGTAAGTATGGCTGATGTATTGGTTAAAAAGCTGAAAGGAGAATAACTATGTAAAAGTTGAGGTATGAAACATATATTGGATTGGTATAATGAAAATACTCCTCAAAATGAGGATGAATACGAAAAAGGATGCTTGACAAGTGCTGCAATAATAGCAATAATCTTCATAGCATTAACAGTAGCAATAATAAATATTTGATTTGAAAATGGAAAAACAACCGATTAGCATACAAGACGTGATACAAGAACTTCGCGACTTGTTCAGAGTTACAAACAGAGGATTTTCAAGTGAAATAGACGGGATATTCTTTATTGACAAAAGGCAATATTCCGCATCCGAGGTACACATGAAGCTTGAAATGTACTTCAATGACAAGTATATAATCAACGGACTTTGTAAGATATATCCGAATTGTGTGACTTATACACGATTTGAGATTAAGAGCATCGACAAGCTGATACCTAACTATAGACTCATGGGAGGTTATACTCCCGAAAAGGAGGGCTGAATTATGGCGAAGAGTATATTTACTCCAATGGAGAAGTTCAACGAAATTTTGGCAGCCTATAAACTTAAATCGAGTAATATCGGAGAGTATGAGGGAAAGCATATCAGAGTATTCCACAATGAGAAGAAGCTGTTTGATTACTACCCATGCCGGATGAAGCTATTTGACTACCATAATTGGCATCAGCTAAGTTATCCTATGCACGGGAACAAGGATTGGGAGAAGGAACTAAGAACAATAATCGAAAAACTGATAAAACAATGAAGAAGTTAGTAATGACATTGATTGGCTTGCTTTCACTGATGGCAAGCATGCAGGCGCAAACAGATTGGAAAAGCCAGCTTAACTATCTGTACGGCACATGGACTGTACAGTATATACAAGACGACAATGACAATGTAGGCACACCACCAAACTTGGTGACAATGAAGTTCAATCGGGATATGACTTGTACCATAACCCAAGACGGGCATAAGATACAAGGCACATTCAAAGCGGAACAGTTCATGCAAGGTGAGTTTGAGTGGTTTACCGGACTTTTTGTACAAGTCTATACCACCAAAAGCAAGCAATCTACACTATACTTCCAAGTGTACGACATTAACAACAGTAAGGGAGTTATCAGAGTGCCGGAAGTCAAAGAGTATTGGCAAATCAAAAAGAACCTATTTGAGATAGATGATTAATAATTGTTAATAGTTTGACTTGTTTTTTGGAAGTTTCAAAAATAACAGCGTTCTTTGCATTGCAATCGGGAGGTAGAATGCTCGGTGATAAACGATATTTAGGATTCAATAGCAATTCAACATATAGCTTACATTGGCACATTCTACCTGCAATTGTGCAGCCTGCCAGTGTATAGCAAATCTAAAAGCACTGGGAGTTTTCTCGGTGCTTTTGTATTTATTGAAAAACATTCTTATATTTGTGGTGGCGATAGACTGGAGTAGCTACCAGTTGACAAGTCTCTTTTCCATACCTTCGGACTTCGCCACCATTTCATTTAGAAGGTATATCATTAAACATTGAAGTTATGGAAAGACAAACTAAAGGAATTTGGATTCCAATTGAAATTTGGGAAGATAAAAATCTTTCTTGGAATGAACGTATATTGTTGCTGGAAATAGACAGCTTTACTACTAAGGATAAAGACTGTTTTATTAGCAATGAATATATTGCCAATCTATTGAATGTAAGCGAAACAACAGCTAATAAAATCCTTTCATCATTGATTGAAAAGGGCTATGTCATTAAAACAGCTTTTGATGGAGGAAATAAGTTTAGATTAATCATTTCTAATTTAAAATGCAAATAACATGAATCATTCTTTTAATATAAATTTAGCAAAAAAATATGGAATTGAGGAAGCCATACTAATTGAAAACTTTATTTTTTGGATAAAGAAGAATATTGCAAATCAAAAGCATTTCTATGATGGAAGATATTGGACTTATAATTCTGCTAAAGCAATGGCACAATTATTTCCATATATGAACGATAAGAAAATATATCGCATCATTGATAATCTATGCAAAATAAACTTTCTCCTCAAAGGTAATTATAATACTGACCCCTTTGTGAAAACATTATGGTATTCTTTTTCTGATGAGGCAATAGAAGTATTAGGAAAAGAGGGTTACGATATTACAAAAATTGAATCCCCATTTCCCGAAAACGGTAATTCTTATACAGATATAAACAATACAGATAATAAAGAAGATAATATTATCATATTATCTAAGAAAGCGGAAGACAATGCAGAGCATGTAAATGTTAAATCTTTATTAGAATCTAATAATAGCGTTAAAAAATGTTCTAAAAAAAGTAATAACGTTAACAGCGATATTGATTACTTGTATGATTTATACCCAACTAAATGCCCGAATAGAGGAAGGTCAACGGGTAAATGTCGTAAGGATAAGGAGAAAATCAAGTCATTGTTGAAAAACATATCAAAGGATGAACTTGAATTTACCATTAAATCCTATGTTAAACAACAGACTGACGAAGGAGGATGGCTGAAAAACTTCTCTACTTTCCTCAACCAGCTACCCGATATGGGATATGGCAAGGATTCTAATATTATAGAGGGCGAAAATTCCAATTCTTCCTACATAGATAAGAGATTGCAGGAGTTGGACGAGAAAATCGAAAAATACAAATAGTATAACATCAAATGAAGAGTATTATGAAGCGTAGGGAGTTAAATATTGGAAATATTGTTCAAGTCGGGTTTAATAAAGTCAGAGTTGTACGTGATGAAAAAGTTTCATGTGATGCTTGCTATTTTAGACCGATTTGTGCTAAAGATTATGAAGCCTTAGGATGGAAACAAGAAAACTTTAGATTTTGTTCTGGTAATGAGAGATTAGACAATATAAATATTCATTTTGAATTAGTAGAATGATATGGAAGTAAAGAACGGAATAATAATATATGGAGTGCTGCATGAAGCTGTAAGTTGTCGTAGGAATATTTCTTGTAGTATATGTTCTCTTCAAAGTCAATGTGAAGAATTGGAAAGACAAACCGATAAATGGCTTTGTGATTTGTTTGATTGTTGGGGATTCGTCAACCGTGGCAAAGTGACTAACATAGAAATAGAGGAGGCAGAAAATGAAAACGGAAAATATGACATTCAGTGAAGCTCTTGAAGCGATGAAGCAAGGGTATAAAGTGAGAAGGGAAGATTGGGAAGATGGATTATATAGAGTTATGGCTTTCAATTCTTTTACAATAATTGAAAATAGTAATGGTGAAAATATAATAGCTGAATATGTATCTAATATCCTTGCTACCGATTGGGAAATTTACAACGAGCCAAAGCCCGAACCGCAGTTTGAAATCGGAGAATTGGTTATGATGCGAGATAGGATTGATTCAAAATGGTTTCCAGAACATTTTGCCCATTACGAACCAAAGAAAGAAGTTCCATATATGGCAATAAGCGGAAGAGATTATGTGCAATGTGCCAAATTTGATAAAGACATAGTATTCACCAATAAACCAGCAAAGTTATGATACAGAAAGCAGAATTTGATAAGTTGCAGTTTGGGGACAAGCTTGCACAAATAACTGAGAATGGAGAACTTTACACCTATAAATACATAGGTCGTGACCCGGGATGGGAAAACAGGTATGCCTTTTTGAGTGGTGGAGATGGTAGTAGTGCATTACATTACAACCGTGATTTTATAAGTAAATTATTCTTTTACGATTGCTATTCCGAGATAAAGAATATGGCAGATGCAAAGAAGGCAAAATACTATCGCCAATGGCTGGAAGAATACGAAGTGAACGGAATACCTTATATATTTCATCATGACTTGTTGAGTGAATTGAACTATGAGGAAAGAGGATATCCGGAATCCGTGTCAGAAAAGGTGAAGCATGTTATCGCAGACGATATAACCGAGGCTTTGAACGACAAGTTTAAAGGACTGAAAGACGAGGCTTTGAATTACGCAATAAGCGAGTTTGACAAGCGGAAACACGGTTTGGAGGCTACTGCAAAAATATGGAAATGTCTTGCATTGATATTTTTCATTATGACTATTGTTCTAACAATTAGATTATTTATACAGCTATGACCGAAGAACTTGTAACATTAGAGACAGCGAAGCTACTAAAGGCGGCAGGATTTAAAGAAGATGTTAGTAGCTTTTATGAATTGGTGTATAAAGGAGGTAGTGGTCCTGAGTATGAGATAGATGAAAGCTACGATGCCCAGAATTATAATACAGACGTTTACTCTATCTCTGCTCCAACTCAATCCATTGCCCAAAAGTGGCTGCGTGAAACCAAGAACCTACATATTGAAATATACCGAAGTGCCGTAGGGTATGGCTATGCTATAGTGAAAGCCGATAACGGAACGTGGCAGGAAGATGATGATTCCAGGGGTCCTAATGATGGCGGTCTGTGGGATACCTACGAAGAAGCATTGGAAGCTGGAATACAAAGAACTTTAGAACTTATATGAGATTATGGAAGGGGAAAGGAAAATCGGAGAAGTATTTGAGTATAATGGTGTCAAATTAATAGTTAGAAAGATGTCGTCTTGGGGAGATTGTAGAAGGTGTTTCTTCGGCAAAAAGGGTAATATAACATATGGCGGTCCTAAATGTACCGCTCATGAAAGGAAAGATAAAAACTTTGTTTACTTTGAAAAAGTGGAGGAATAAAATATGGAAAAGTATAAAGGTAAGTTGACACTTGGAAACAAGGAATACGAATGTGAAGTGATAGACGGAGTTCGTTATATTGATGGGAAGACAGTAGACGAGTTTTATAATGAATTGCCGATTGAAGAAGTTATTAAATTGGTAAGGGTTGGATTTGAGACATTGAAAGCCGAGAAGAACGGAGAAGCATTTTCTCCCAAAGAAGAATATCAAAGAATTAAGGAGGGTAAATAATGGCAAAAGTATATGTTACTAAGTATGCTATTTCTCGCGGAATAGAGGAAATAGAAAGAGAGATTTATGAAGTAAGAGATTATGATTACAGTTATATTAAGTACAATTTTCACACTTTCCTCTACATAGGCAAAGATGCTTTTCTTGATAAATCCGAAGCCATAAAGAAAGCAGAGGAAATGAAGAAAAGAAAGATTGCATCTTTACGCAAACAGATTGAAAAACTTGAAAAAATGACTTTTTGATATGAAGAATCAAGTATTAAGCATAGCTCAGATGCAGCATTTGCAGGAACTTGGATTGAATACAAGTGATGCAAGTATGCACTATCAGTTTTTACCTACAGCAGATTCTATCATTAATGGGACGGATGAAGTAGAAAAAGAACCTTCCCTTTTTGTAAGTCAGCCTAATATGAAGCATGAATATCCTACTTATACTTTGCAGGACATTATGCAGAAGTTACCACCTTCCATCAATATATGTATGCTGCATATATATAAGGCTGCCGACTTGTGGTATTTCGTGTATATGGATTCCTATACCCGTACCATTATAAGTACGCAGTATAGTCCGGATATTATGAGTGCAGCCTATCAAATGCTGTGCTGGGTGATTGAGAACGGATATTTAGAAACAAACAAGTAATGATATGGAACGAATAGTAGAATTAAGAGGATTAGAAGGAGTATATTGTAGTGATGTAGTTCATGCTTATATGTCTTGCAATGCAGAAGACGTTCAAAAAGCTTTGGAGATTGGGATTCCATGTACTGGAGCAAATGACTACGGAGCGTATAACATCTATTTTGACGATTACGGAAGAATATGTTTTGAATATATGCAACGTTGTGTAACAAGAGAATACAGATACGTTGAATCAATAGAAGAGGCTATAGACTGGATGAATAGATTTATGAATAATAGAGGTTGATTATGGGTAAATATAGATACAGAGAAGTAAAGAATTATATCCACAACGAATTAAAGTTGACTAAAGAGGATATAAAGGAAATTATGATTCCAATTGTGAAAGAGGAAGTTAAACGTATCTTTCAAAACACCTATGGGAATGATGTCGATATAGAGAGGTGGGTTCGTTGTATGGTTTCCAACGAGATACAAAGACATGGTGATTATTCTATGATAAGGAATTTATGCAGGGAGATAATTAAGGAGGAAATTGCTGATAGGTTGTCAATTGATATAAGTCTTAAAAAGAAAGAGGGGTAAAATATGCAGAACGAAATTTCTTGGAATGAAAATACTTATTATGAGATTTATAATCCATATATAGATATTCCTATTTTAGAACCATGTGATACACCTAAAATCGGAAAATATCGTCCAAAAGATGATAGATGTACAAACAAGCAGATTGCGAAACGCAGAAAAAGGAATAAGAACCGTAAAACACATAGGAAATGAGTACTATGGTGGAACAATCACTTATCCTTTTTTCGGTCAACGTAGTATTAGAGATATGGTTATTAAAGAGAAAGGAGATTGATATGGAAATAAAAAATGTAGGACAACTTAGAAAAATTATTGAAAATATTTCCGATGATTACGAAATCGAAATGCGAGTTAGGCGCGAACTGTCTGACGAAGAATTGAAGGGATGCAGATACCCTTATCCTTACGACACTGAATATCTTACTTTAGAATTTGATGATATTGGAGTATCATGCAAAGTGTTATGTTTAGGTGTAACTTCTAAAACTAATTGATATATGAGTAAAATAAGACTAATACTTCGATGGCTATTAATCCCTTTATGGCTCGCTATATTCATTGTCTATTTGCCAATATGGTATATACAAATGAGTTGGTACTATTTCAACTTTGGGGATTATTGGGATAGCTATTTAGTTTTATGGGATAGAGTAATGTTATCTCTAAAACTTAAAAAGAAATATTGATATGGAAACCCAAACGATTCAAATAAGAGGAGATAATGATGCAATAGCATACATTAATTTTGTAGATAGGGATTTAGCTGTATCTATCGTATATGGAGATAATCAGTACGATTTCACCATTGAACCCATTACCCTAAAAGCATTGGCATACGCCTATAAACTACATTGTGAAGAATGTGACGAAAAATACAATAAGGTATGAAAGCAAGAATAAAAGAAACCGGAGTTTTAATAGATGTAATTCCGAGAATAAATATCAATGCGCTATATAACGGAGATAACCTATATGTATGTGATAATAAGGTTTTCAGAGAGTGTGAACTTGATTTTTTAAATCTTGGAAATTCAGCCATTGATTGGGAAAAGCGACGCTACGAACTGGCGAAAGATTATTCTACAGAGTTTGTTAAACTACAGCATAAAAAGGGTATAACTGAGTGCGGCATACTATATCCAGATGTAGTATCATGGTCTGTAGAACTTGCTGACGCACTAATAAAGAAACTGAAAGGAGAATAACTATGGGATTTACAACACCGTGCTTTATACGAAAGAATACGCCAGAGCTTAGAAAGAAGCTGGAAGAGTTGAGATATAAACTACTTAATTCTGGTGATACAACTTTAGATGCACATAATTATGATGGCAAGGGAAGTCATAAAAGTATTGAAGAAGGAAGAGCAATCATTACATTCTATGGGAATTTATATGGGGTGATATATAATGTAGATACTGTCACCAAGAAAGGAAGGGTCGATTGTGGAGCTAATGAGTTCTTGTTTCTTGCCATTGCTGCATTGAGATATGATACAGACGATAGCCAATGGTTCACGGATGGGGAAGATTGGTTCTTATGCCAATATCTGAAAGTAGGAATGCACTACCAAGACAAACCGGAAATACTATTTGATAAGTGGCATAAAGCCTCCGTGGACGAACTGATTGAACACTTTAAACAATAACAGCATGAGAAAATATAGAATTGAAAACTATGGCATTTATAAGAACATCTTTGATGTACAAATGAATACTTGGTGGTGCGGATGGATTACGATAAAAACATTCGTAGCAAGCGATATTTGTACTGATAGTATTGATTATGCAAAAGCCTGCGCACAAGAACTATTGGATAAACTAAGGGAGGAACTACCATGAACGAAGAAAAAGCTATAAAAATCCTCTATGAGCACAACATATGGCGCAAAGGAGGAGAAGGCGAAATGATTACGCCTGCACTATTAAGTGAAGCCATTGATACCATTGTGGACCTATTCAATGAGCGTAATGCGATGAAGTATTACTATGTAATTTTTGCTTATCAAAAAGAAGAAAATGCAAAATATCATATCGCTACAGTAAATATGAAATCCAATAAAGAATTTAACCCATATAAAGCTGCTGACATCATTAAGGAACAATTAAAAGCAAATGATGTAATAATTCGTTCTTGGCAAGAAATGTCGGAAACAGCTTATAACAGTTGTGACAATGAATGAGATAACTATTAGACAATGGTATGATACCTTCAAATCGGGTGAAGAGTTGGTTGAAGTTCGTATAGTAGACAATGCCTATAAAAGAACCTATTCCGGCTACTTTACTGATGTTGATACCCTACTCAACGAAATTAGGAAGTACGACAACTGTAACATCTACTTCACATTGAACGCTATCAATCCAGCATGTTATGACAGAGAGCAGCATGATAGGATTGTTACCAAACCAAAGTCAACTACTTCTGACAATGATATTGTTGGAAGAGATTGGATATTGATAGACATAGATACTAAGAAGCCATCAGACACAAACTCAACTGATGAAGAAAAGGAGATGGCGAAAGAAGTAGTCAACAATGTATTCAAGTTCCTACGGGATGAAGGCTTTGAAAAGCCAGTAGTATGCGATAGTGGAAATGGCTTCCATCTGCTGTACAAAATAGCTATGAAGAACAACAATGAGAACACTACAATCTGTAAGGAGTTCCTGCAAGTTCTTGATATGCTATTCTCTAATCCGAATGTAGAAATAGATTGTAGCACATTCAATTCAAGTCGCATTTGTAAACTTTACGGAACATTTAGCAGAAAGGGAAGTAACACCAAGAAGCGTCCTCAAAGGGAAAGTAAGATACTAAGAATACCGGATGATGTAAAAATAACTCCAAACGAATACTTTGCTAAAGTTGCGGCTATGCTCCCGAAACCGGAACAACCGAGCAAGAGTAACTACTACAGTAATGAGAAGTTTGACTTAGAAGCATTTCTAAATAAACACCACATTGCAGTGAGAAATATTGTAAGGACATCATCATTTACAAAATATATACTTGACGAATGCCCCTTCAATAGCTCACACCGTGCTCCGGATTCAGCAATCTTTGAGATGTCTAATGGAGGACTTGGCTTTAAATGTCTGCATTCAAGTTGTTCTCAATATACATGGAAGGATTTTCGGTTGAAGTTTGAACCAGATGCTTACGACCACAAGGAATATCAAAGGCACGAGCATAAGATGCAATACTACTCTTCCCAAAAGAAAGAACCGTTTGTACCAAAGAAGGAGGATTCTGCAAAGGGAAAGAAGTGGCTGGCTATGACTGATGTACAGTATGTGGATATGAGTAAGTTGGTAGCTATTCCTACGGGATATAAAGAACTTGACAAAAAAATCATCGGTCTACTGATGGGAGATGTTACGGTATTGTCTGGTTTGTCTGGTTGTGTAGATTGTGATACAGAATATTTTAATGGTACAGAATGGAAGAAAATATCTGATTATAGTTATGGGGATAAAGTTCTACAATATAATAAAGATGGAAGCGCAGAATTAGTTTATCCAACAGACTATATTAAAAAACAATGTGATTATCTATCTCTAATAAAGTCCAAATATGGAGTAAACCAATGTGTTAGTGATGAACACAGAATTGTTTATCAAACATCCAAAAAAAATTTAGCTATAAAGACTTTTGCTGAATTGAAAGAACAACATGCTGGGTCTAAGCATGGATTTATAGGCAAGTTTTATACTACTTTTAATTATTCGGGTAAAGGCATTCCATTATCTGAATTTGAGATAAGATTAATGTGTGCTATAATTTGTGATGGGCATTTCTGTAATTTATATAAGGATAAATCTACTTGTAGGATAAATCTAAAAAAAGAAAGAAAAAAACAGAGATTAGAATGGATATTAGGCAAACTAAATATGCCGATTGATAAACATCAATGGAATCCTAAAGATTTAGGCTATAATTCTTATCTCGTTAAAGCTCCGAGAATAGAAAAGGAATTTTCAAACTTTTGGTATGATTGTAACAAAGAACAGATGGCTATAATATGTGATGAAATTCTTAATTGGGATGGGTATATTACTCCAAAAAGAAAGAATTTTTCATCAATTAGTAAAAAAACTATTGATTTTATTCAATTTTGTTTTGCATGTTGTGGTTATCGTTCAACCATTTCTATTGATGATAGATTAGGACAGAAACATTATAAGAATATTTGTTATAGTCTAACAATTACTAAAAGGAATATGGTTTCTATATTTGCAAGTAATAATCCTAAAAAAGAATTTCCTATTTATAAAACAAAAGATGGTTATAAGTATTGTTTTTCTGTTCCAAGTGGGATGCTTGTTTTAAGAAGAGAAGGTAGAATAAACATTACTGGGAATAGCGGCAAGTCTTCTTGGATAGATTGTGTTGTTCTAAATGCTGTACAGCGTGGTTACAAGGTCGGGATTTGGTCGGGAGAATTGCAGGATTTTCGCTTTCAAAGCTGGATAGACCAAATAGCGGCTGGCAAGAATTATGTATGCAAAAAAGAGGGCTATGAAAACTATTACTATGCCCCAAAGAACATATCTAACCAAATCAACAAATGGCTGGAAGGTAAGCTGTTTCTCTATAATAACAACTATGGAAGTAAATGGCAACAACTGTTTGCAGACATAAAAACACTTGTGGAGAATGAAGGAACACAGCTTATTGTACTTGACAACTTAATGGCATTGCAGATTGATAGTTATGACGGAGATAAGTACACACAGCAGACAAGGTTTATAAATGACTTAAAGGAATACGCCAAAGCAAAGAATATACATGTTATCCTTGTCTGTCATCCAAGAAAAGAAGGCGGTTTCTTACGGAAAGAAAGTATATCCGGCACAGCAGACCTAACAAACCTTGCGGATTCAGTTATCATTATACATCGAATAGGAAAAGACTTTGAGCAGAGGGCAGGGGAGTTTTTCGGTAAGGACAAAGTTATCCCATATCTAAAGTATAACTCTGTAATTGAAGTCTGCAAGAACCGAAGTATGGGAGTGATAGACTTATTGGTAGGCATGTACTTTGAAGTCGAATCCCGTAGGCTAAAGAACGAAATATCAGAGAACATTGTCTATGGCTGGCAGGAGCAACCAGCACAATTGACATTTGAACCGACACCCGAATCTGATGTTTCTGACTTACAAGACATATATGACAATATGAGCAATCAATTACCGTTTGGTAACGAATTGCAGGAATTACCCTTTTAAAATGGAAAATAAAATCGAATTTACGAAAATAGAGCAGTATTTACCGAAAGAAGGCGAAGAAGTTCTATTCCTCTGCGAAAATAATATGATTTTTCACGGGGAATATCTATTAGGTAATTGGTTCATGTATTCACCGGAATATAGTAGCAAAATAATAAGCACTATCTGCCGATTCAGAGTAGTCGGGTGGGTAGGAATAAATAACTTTAGTTTTTAATCAATTAAAAGAATTAATCATGTTAGTACAATTAATGGAAGCAAAAGTTTCTTACGTTAAAATCAACGAAAGAGGCAAGCAAAAGAGAGTAACAGAAAAGTATCTTGTAAACGCTATGAGTTGCACGGAATGCGAAAAGCTGATGAATGAAGAACTGTCTATCTACCAAGCAGAAGAGTTTTCAGTTCTTGCAGTTGGACGGACGAACTTCCAAGAATTTTTGGGAGATAAGGACAAGGAGGACAAGAAGCTGTTTATGGTAAAGCTCAACTACATTACTCTGAATGACGATGGTGACGAGAAGAAGACACCTTGCATGTTGATTGTTGAAGCTGATACAACAGAAGAGGCAACAAACACTGTCAAAGAAGCTATGTCCGCTTCAATGGCTGATTGGAGAATCGAACGAGTTGTTGAATCTAACTATGTGGATATTGTGAACTTGTAGTTTGTAATCTCGTTTATTTTAAGTCGAAAGGGAGGGAGTAACAATCGTGCTTTCTCTCTTTCTTTTAACACAATTACGACCTCTTTTTTTGGAACTTTCCAAAATTTCAGCTACTTTTGTCACTGTAATCAAAACCAAATTTACAATGAAGATAAAATTTAAGAAGCTGGATAAATCAGTTCCTTCACCATTCAAGAAATACCCATCTGACTTTTGCTGGGACTTATACGCTACTTCATGCGAGGAAATTGCACCTAACGTTTATAAGTATGGATTAGGCATTGCGATAGAAATGGAAAGAGATTGGGAAACTATATTGAAAGGTTCTACTATAGATATGGGATTGAACACGGATATAGATTTATCCAAGTGCCCTTTTCATTTGTCGCTTGACCTTAGACCGAGAAGCAGCGTATGGGAAACTGGTATGGTCTTATCCAACTGTGAGGGAACTATTGATGAACTTTACCGTGGTGAGATGTCAGCTGTATTTTATCATGTTATGCCCTCCATGCCAAAGTACGAAGTAGGAAAAAGAATAGTCCAAGCTAAGATAGGCATTACCTTACCAATCGAATGGGAGGAAGTGAAAGAGCTTTCTGATACCGACAGAGGTGCTAACGGATATGGTAGTACGGGACAAAAATAAGAACCATTATGGAAAAGTGGATAAGCGTAAAAGAATACGCAAGGAGAATTGGCAAGACTACTTCGGCTGTCTATTATATGATAGCTAATAATAAGGTCGAAGCCCGTCACTTTGCCTATGGAAATAAAAAAGGTCACTTAATAAAAGTAGAAGATGGTGAAGATAAAAGTGAATGTGAAGACGAAGAACGATAGTATTCCGTCTGACACTACGAAGAGAAAGATGCCAGTTATTAGAAATCCTAAGATACATAAAGCTCCTCGTAGAGATGATACTAATGTTGGTGATATAAGGGTAAGAATTATTAAGCCCGATACAACTAAGACTAAAACAAAATCAGATACGATTGTCGTTAAAGCTAAAGTAAAAGAATGATATGGATTTGAATAGTTATATATGGTTACTTGCTCCTAAATGTAGGAAAGCTCTTGTTGTACTTACTAAGTATGCAGTGTATTTCCTTTGTCTTATATTACTATGTGATTATGTTGATAAGTTATCAGCATTTTATAACGGTGATGTATATTTGGGTCAAGATGGTAACTACTATTTCTATACTCCCGTTGCTTTCTTTCTGACACGGATTATCAAAATCACTATTACTCTTAACATCTTTCTATTAATTCTTGGTATTGCATTACGCTTTTGTTGGAGATACTTATTAGGCGTACTTTACATATTTGCAGTATTAATACAACGTGAGTATTTAGATACAATATTCACATCGAACTCTGCGTTTCTGACTATCTGCTACACTAACATAGCAGTCATTCTCGTTATCCTATTCTTAGGTATTCAGCAATTCTTTAGAAACATTAAATCGGGACAGCATTAGGTTGCTGCCCCACAAATGATATGTAGCTATGGGAACTAAGGATAAACTACAACAGCTTTGCAGAAAGTATCTGAAAAAGTTGTACCGGAAAGCGAGAGATATCGGTCTTGATGAATTTGTCGAAAGGACTATTACCGAAAACGAAAATGGACGATGCACAGCCACAGTAGAACAAGTCAATATGCTGGCTTCTCTATGTGGGGATGATAGAATAAAAAGGGAGGAAATTCCCGACTTACTCGGTCTATCATACCGGAAGTGCAACGAACAAAAGATTTTTAAGAGAATACGTAAATTTAAAGACAAAGGTATCTACTCCAAAGTGGATGCTATAATTTTAAAAGACAAAATGATATGAAGAAGAAAATTAGACACAATTTCAACAAAGGGATTAAGCTGCATTTAGCTTGTGCAAATAACCTTATCAGACCAGTAATGAATTGCATATATTTCAAAGATGGATATGCAATTGCCTCCAACGGAATGATATTAATTAAAGCTTGCCTAAATGAGATTTGCAACTTTAGCGAAGAAGAGAAGGAATTACTGGAAGGTAAACTAATTAGTGCAAAGAACTTTAAGGAAATTATCAAGCATACTATTATTGAGATTGAAGAAGATGGTTTCCACGCTATATATGACGATTGGGACATAAAGTATAAGTTTGCAACTGGAGACATGAAATATCCCAATTATAACGAAGTTATAAGTCAATTCAAACCGGGATTTGCGGAAAAGGTACTTATTGACCCACTTAACATTGAATTGATAGCCGATGCTTTGAATGAAAGGAGAGGCATAAGATTTCATTTCCCTAAAGATGATAGCAAAGGAATTAAGATTACATTTTTCGACAAAGAGTTATCTCTATCCGAAGCTCTTCTAATGCCTAAACTTGACTATTGATATGACGGAGCAAGAATACAAGGACTTGGCAAATAGTCAACCAAAGTATTACTATGAACCAAGAGGAAGAGAGTGGGCTTTATATGAGCGAGAAAAGGACGGCATGGGAGGGACTAAGATATTTGAGCATTGGGATAGAGAAGTTGTCCGCAAGCGATGCTATGAATTGAATGGCTGGGATTATAAACCGTCAGATGAATAGCCTATGCTACAGAAGATGTGCAGGAAGTATCTAAAAAGACTTCTCCCGGCTGCAAAGGAAGTAGGGTTGGAAGAATTTGTAGTTACTACCATAGATAAAAACAAGTCGGGTACTTGTGTAGCCACCAGACAGCAGGTCGATATGCTTGCCTCAATGTGTGAAGATAATCGGGTTAAACGTGAAGAAATACCAAATATTGTAGGTAAGTCATACCGATTCTGTCTGACTGGTAATCTTTTTAAGAGAATACGTAAATTCAAAGACAAAGGACTTTATTCTAAAATAGATACTTTGTTGTTGAGTGAAGAACTAAAAACTAAATGACATGTTTGAAGATAAAAAAATAGGTGAAAGATTTGAATATGAAGGAGTAACCTTAGAAGTGGTAAATGTGCTTGATTTCCCTTGTGGAAAATGTTTCTTTTATCAGAAAGAATGTGATAATATATACTGTTTACCGCATCAGAGGAAAGATGAAGAGAGTGTATCTTTTAGAGTGGTTGAAAAGGAACATATTAGTACTGTTCAAGACTGCAAACTGGCAGTTGAAGTAACCGAAAAAAAGGCTATTGAAGCGGCAAAGGAAATGATAGTAGATGTATTTAACGAAGTACACGGTATCAATCAGACTATGTACTTGGAGGACTTTGTAGCAAGACTTAAAAAATAAAAGATGGCAGTGAAGTTTAGACATAAAGAAACTGGCTTGTTTTGGTGTAGGGCAAAAGGTCTTTCTCCGTCAAGAAAGGAATATTATGAATTAGGGGAAGAAAGTATCTTTAGAAAAAGGCATTTATCTAAGCGTGGAGCGATTTACGAAACCGCTACTGAAAAGCAAAAACGAGAATGGATTGGTAAAAAACATGCCGATGAATTTGAAATTGTTAAAGTATAATGTTATGGTAAGAAAAATAAAATTTAGAGGAAAGGACATTGATACGGAAGAATGGAGATATGGATATCTCTCTTTCTTCTATACTGCCGGAAGGGATAAAAACGGATTTATCCTTACGGATAAGGCTCAAATATATTCCCCAGAAGACGGATGCTGCTACGACGTATTGGCTGAAACCGTTGGGCAGCTTACTGGAAAAACCGACAAGAATAGAAAAGAAATCTACGAACATGATTTGCTTCAAGACGAAGAAGGAGTTATTTATGAAATTTGGTATTCGGAAGAAAAGGCGTGTTTCATGGCAGAAATGGTAAATCCTCAAAATGATATGGTAGATATTCTTGGAGGATATGGCACTGAAAGATGTTTTGAGATAGTAGGTAACAAATTTGATAATCCTAATTTGTAAAACGATGAAAAAACAAACTTGGAAAATGCACTTTAATAAAGGAGTGCCATGTACATGGGAATATGAACCTTATGATGAAGAAAGAGAAAACTATACCTTTGAAGCAGACTTATACATAAAGAATTATGGCGGAGGCTATTCATCAGCAGTAATTTACCTTTGTCCGTGGCAAGAAAGGAATAAAGACTTTTGGGACTTAAAGGTCAATTATCAAGTATTTATGAGCGATTCTATTGATATGATTCAGAACGCAGTCAAAGGTAGAATCAAAGGTACATTTACTTGGGTAAAGGAAGGGTCTAATTATGGGATTAAATTAGTAGTAGCTAAAGAATAATAGTATGGTAATAAATACAAGATTCAGTGTAGGCGACCATGTAATATATCGTGATGGAATGGAAATTTACGAGGTCAAAATTGAAAAAATTACCATCATAGCAACGGGAAAGTATCTGCACTCTACTAAATATGAATTTGATAATGGGATGCACTGCTTTGAAGGAATTTATCCCGATTGGGATAAAAGAATGTTTGAAAACAAATACTACTTTGAAAGGTGGTATAACGAATTTGGTTCACATGGTAATATATTAACTTAGACATTATGATAATAGACACCGAATTTAATGTAGGAGATACAGTGTTCTACCTACAAGGATATACAATATGTATAACTACTATTAGTAGTATAAGTGTTGAATGGTCGTATGCAGATGATAGATTTGTAATGGTTTATAAACTTGCAGATGGTTCTACTTCTTTGAGGAATGATTATCCCAAGTGGAACAGACCATTGTTTCAAACCCAAGAAGCCCTTTTTAAATACTTACTAAAAGAGAATAATTTACATGAAAAATCAAACATTGTTGATTGAACAGATGCAGCATTTGCAGAAGATAGGAGTAGATACAAGCAACGCAAGTATGGTATTAATTGCTACAGATAATGATGGCTGTATTTTAGATTGGGGAGAAGCATTAGAATATGTGAATAGTAAAGAGCAAGATGTTTACTTTAATCTATTGGATGCTGAAACGGGAGATTACGACCATTCATATCGGGAAGACTGTGGAGTGTTCACTTTGCAAGATGTACTCAATAAAATGCCATACAAAATAGATGTATATGAAATGAGCATAAGCTTTAATGGCAAATGGATAATCAGATATAAGCATCCTAAAGATAACATTTCACTTCATTTTGTAATGAACAAAAGCCTTATTCAAGCAGCTTATGAAATCTTATGTTGGTATATGGAAAAGGAATACTTAAAACTTATAAAACCCTATGTAGTTAATGAAAGTTAATTATGGGGGAGGGGAATTTCTAAATTTGTATCTTTATATCAAGTTTAATCAATTAATTTACAATCAAATGGAAATAGCAAGAGATAAGAACAATAACCACATGCAAGCAGTAGTTATAGACACTGCATATAATGTGGAGCAAGGACAAACTCTCAAATTAGGAGAGGGACTTTACCGATTTGCAGCTTATGAAGATACTACCTTCAATATGCCGTTTGAAGACCCTAATCACGAAAGACCAGTCTTAGCAGCTATCTATATGCCTGCTGGCAGTGTCGAATACTTTTATGTCTATGATGGCACTCTTTCTGTTGTAGAAGGAAAACTCAATATCATGGGTTCTGACATTCAAACAAATTCATAGCCTATGTTAGTAAATGTTGGTAAACTAATGAGCCATACATCAACTAAGGGAGGGGGAGGAGTTAAGCACCCATTCAATCCTTCTTTAGTTGATGCGTGGTTTATGAGTGGGCTTTCCAATAGCGACAAGCCTACTCAAATAGTTGGAGTAAAGAAGAATAAACTCCAACTAAAGAACTTCGCCTATGCTCTGAATAGCGGGTTTGGAAAGTATGCTGTAAACTGGAATGGTTTTGCAAAAACTACAGCAAACGCTAATTTCACCAACACCGATTCTTCTATTCACATAACGGAAATATTGGTAGCAGACGGAAAGTTTTTACAGACATCTGTAGACGCAACAATATCTTCATACAAAGTAAAGGTGGAAGGCATAACGGATAATATAAAGTTAAGATATGTATCTTATGCCGAAGACGGTACCGGAACATACACCTATCTTAAGAATGGTATCAATAACCTGCCAATATCCTACAAGAAATATACCGGGTTTGCTGCATCTGTAGTTGGTACTTGTAATATCACCATTACCCAACTGCCATCTGCCTATGAGGATGCACTGGTATTCGATGGAGTGGATGATTACGGTATATGTACTGGACTTCCTATTCTTGACGATTATACAGTGATATGCAGGAGGGTACTTGAAAACAATACTAAAAATGTTGTTGCTTCAAAATCAGTTGTTGCTGGTAATGGAGCATTCATTTTTGAATACGGAAATGATTCTACATATTCTTTCAGTGAATATACGTCTGGTCTGGCTGTAAATTTAAAAGATTCCGTTTCGTATCAAGCTAAAAATTCCTATAACGGGAGTACGATTACGGTAGGCAATGCAGACGATACTGATACATTGACTTTAGGTATTATAAGAGAGAGAGACAGTAGACTTTTGAAAGGAGCTATCTATTATTTCGCTCTTTACAACAAGTCTTTGACACCAGAAGAAATAGAAACCGAGAAAGAAAGACTTAATGAAGAATGGTTGAAAAGAAGCAAGGTCACGATACCGGAACCAGACGTCTATTACGACTTATCACTTAAGGACAATTCTTCTCCTACCCGTAACATCATAGACGATTTGTCGGGTAATGGACATGATGCAGAGATATTCAATGCAGCGTATACAGAGAGTAGCGGCTACAGGTCAGACGGTGCTTTTGTCTTTGATAGTATAGATGATTATGCGATAATGCAGAATGTTACGAAAGGATTCAAGACGTTGTTTATGGAAGTAATACCATCTTTAACTACCGATAAAAGTGGGTTCCTATACGACCAAAGAGTAGGTCAGACAAGTTTTGGAATAAGTATTTCATTAAATCATATAGCATACAATGCTTATAACTGGGGTGGAGTAACTTACATAAACAGAAAGCTGAATACTACTATGAATGGGAAAGAGGTCTATTTGAAACATCAAATTATCACGATAGTGAACGGTACAGATTTAAAGCCGCAAAAGGTGGTTCTTGGGGGTGATATAGGATTGCCCGGATATTTTTCAAACATGGCTCTCTACAAGCTTATCGGTTTCTATGACGAACTCACACCTTTGCAAATTGAGAAAGTAATTAATGACTATAAACTAAAATATAATTGATTATGAGATGGCTGGAAATACCTATTGAGGACTTAAAACAGTTCGACAAAGACTGGGAAGTCAGAAGAAAGAATGTAGACGAAACAAAAGCTCTTTTGCATGAGGAAATATATAATGAACTTGTACCACAAGTTGAACCATTATCAGAAGAAGGAGAACCGATAGTCTATCCCTATCCACTTCTTGACAATCAAATGGTTGAAGCTCTGTTGGAAACTTCTGAATGGTCTAATATAGATGAATAAGGCTATACTTGTAGGATGGATTACTGACATTAGAGAAGTCGGTAGTTATGGGGTAATGGTGAAACTCAAAACTTGCGAAAAGGGTTTTACTACCCAAAAAGGCTATAAGGTAGCTGATAGGATAGATTATCATGTATGCCTTGCAAAAGGAACAATGACACGATACATTCTCGACAACTTCAATGTAGGCAACTTAGTTGAACTTACTGGGAAGATATACAACAAGCTGGAAGAAACCAAACATGGCGATAAGGTTCAGTTAACCAATATCCACATACAGACAATCAATCTGTATTCTCTGAACAACATATCTCCGGTTTCAAAAAGCAATGGTGATACAAAATCTGTAGAAAATCCCGATTCTTTCTTTGAGTAATTGGAATTATTGCTATCTTTGCATCATACAATTAAGATTCAGAGCCTTGTGCGCGTACAAGGTTTTTAAGAAGAGGAATTGTTGGAACCAATTCCTCTTTATTTTTATCCATAAGTTTGGAATAACCAAAGTTTATTGCTACATTTGTGCTACAAACTTTTGGTTCATAATATAACAGCATTTTAAACCTATTCTTTAGCTGGCAAATTGCATTTCTAATTTTCTTGTGGGGAGGGATTAAATTCTCTCCCTTATTTTTTGGAACTTTCCAAAATTTAGTCTATCTTTGCTTCATCTTAAAAAAGAAAATCAATGGATAAAAATAACTATTTAGACGATTGCCTCGCAACGCTTCAAATTCCGTCACTCCCTAAAAAAACTTGGGACAAGGTTTCCGAATTTAACAAAGGAATTTGCCTTGTAAGACGGATTGACGGAACAGAAAACTATGCAATTTGTCGGTACAATAAAGAGAAGGACGAAGCTGTCAAAGTCGTTAAAGATTTCTGCTTGGCGACATTTACAGAAATTCTTGAATGCTATCCAGTTCCCGACTTTGTGGAAGCTGACATTGAAAGTATGGACTTGGACGAAGCCAATAAAATGGCAATGGAAGAGTTGCTGGAAGAACGTCAAGAAGCTATCATGGAAGACGTCGAAGTTGAGGAGGAGAAACTTCCGGAGTGGATATATCCATTCATCAGCAACCGGGAAGAAGCTCTTGCATTCCTTAAAAGTAAGAGAATAAGAAACGCCCACTCTCTGAAATCTGACGAAGCTGTCAAAGCTAAATTGTATTTAGTTTACGAGGACGAAAAAAAGAAAAATAAATAACCAAAAATGATATGATGGATATTAGTAAAATGAGCAAGGCACAGCTTGTAAAACTCATAGGTACTTCCTATGTATTCGTGCCAAAGACCAAAGGACACATGTATTGCAGACTGGACGATAGAGGAATTTCTATTGCAGTTACCGACGATTACTCAGTTGTGTCTACCAACTTCCATAGAAACGTATTTACCAATGTAGTAAGTGGCGGTTATTCTAATCCTTATCTGTGGCTTAGAACATTCTGTGAGTGCATCGAAGCAAACAAACAGTTCGGAGAAGTTAAGGACAAGAATGGGAATGTACAAGGTTTCAGCTTCTCTCAACTGATGGAACATGCTGACGAAATGCCGGAAGAGATTGTTAAGGTATTGCAGCATACAGAGCGATGGATTTATACGCTTTCCGAGCCAGCCTTTGCCGTTGGAGGAGATACATTGCAAGTCACCAATGTAATGTGTATGTACTTCTCATACTTGGCAAAAAGTAATACCATGCTCATGCCAGCACCTTCCGATATTTCTCGCAACGAATTTTATCAGAAGTATATCGAAACTATCCGCTATCTTTCTCTTGAAACAACGCTTGATGAAGAAAAGGTAAAAGATTTGAAGGAACAAATCTGCAACATCGAACGTGAGGCAATGAATAAGATTGAGATACTGATTAAGGATAATGGTGGTGAATTTAAACAATCAATTGCCATTCCTAAAAGAGAGGTTGATGAAGGAGAAGCCTTAAACGAAATGAAGAATGATAACGTGGAGTAACATTGTTGCGGTCGTAATAGGCATGGCATTTATATACTGGCTATACAAAATTAGCGATTATGGAAATCCTTTTATAGCTGGCTTTATGAGCGTTTTATGGTTTTTCTCTCTAATCATTTTTTACGCGATTTGGGGAGGAATATTTTGGTGGTAATTAAACTAACAACATGAGTAAGATAGAAAGATTTAAAGAGATAGTTGCTGAAATGGCAACGCTCTACGAAAACAAGAACAAAGATTATGGCGATTCATTCGGCAAGTCAATCAAAGAACATGGCAATATAGCTGGCATTGTTCGCATGGAAGATAAGTTTAACCGATTGAAGTCATTGCTTAATAGTAATGAGAAGCCTAATTATGAATCGGTGTCTGATACGCTGACTGACCTTGCAAACTACGCCATTATGATGCGTATCGAACTTGAAGGTAAAGAAGGTACTACTCAAAAGGCTACTCAATTTGAATGTAAGGTAGATGCAGACCTATCATCTCTTGTCGGTAAAATCATGACTTGCCCACACAAAAGTCTGTCAGAGGACGGAGCAGAGGAAATAAATAAAGCTTTGCGCCAGATATTGGCAGATTTAGAAGAAACAGAGAGAATCTTTAAAGAACCTTTTGAAGATTCAGATATAATCAAAGAAAAGATATTAAAGTCTTTAGCTAATAGGTTCAAAGAAATTGCCGATGATATATTTTGTACAATAAAATTCTAAAGTGGTCGAATTTGACTACTTAAAAATACCGTCTGTGAAGATAGTTTAGATTGATTTTCAATTTTTCATTAAGAGTGATTTTAATATTCTTATGCCCTTCTTGCTTGTGAAAGTAGGAAGGTTTTTTGGAACTTTCACAGATTTTATCTACTTTTGTAGTGAAGTCTAAACTTAAAATATAAAACGAAATGGCTGGAACAACTTTTACCAACAAGCGACTTTCCTATCATGTGTCTAACACAACTGGCACTATCACATTGGAAGGTGACGCTACAATCAATTCGCAATCATTGATTGATTCATTCAATGGTAGTGTAAACTCTACTACCGGACAGTACGGCAACTTCTCTTATTCTGAATCCGATGGGGGACAAGTTAATAGAAGCTACAACGGCTCAAAGGAAATCGAAGTAGAGGCTTGTGACCTTATTGATTCTGTAATTGAAGACATCAAAGCAGAAGCGTTGAAATAATGGTTAATTACGAGCAGACAAAGAGCTTGATGAAATCAAGAGGGGTAGATAACCTCTCTCCTCTTGACTTCTCTTTTTCGTTGATGGTGGCTATTGGTATCAATGAGATACAATCCTATATGGTTACTATCAGAGGGAAAGAGTACGAAAAGAAAACCGAAGAACAAATACCTAAGTTCCGTGAAAGATGTAGCTTGGAGGTTACAGACTATCTTGAACGGACGGACATTAAAGAAACTATAAGGTTTCTTAGGGCAGAGCATGATAGAAATATCAAAGATACTGCCTTGCAGCTTGAAGATATTGACTTCAACGCAGAAGACTTAAGAAAGATATTGGCGAAGTTCTTGAAAGAGAAATACAAGGACATTGACGCAGCCGATGCAAAGGACTTGCTCAACGCCATCAAAATATACGTGGATAAGTTCGGAGATTCCGGAGAGGATGGGGTTGCCAAGTTCAACCGACACTTTATCCAAGTCTATCCTCCATATAATGCTGTATGCCCCAACTGCGGAAAAGAGATTGACTTGCCTCGTGGTGTCAACTCTAAATGCAAGCATTGCGACCATCAGTTTGTATGGAGCGAGGAAAAGGAAAGATATTACTGATTTGCCTTTTTTTTGTTTTAGCATTATTTATTTGTCATTTTAGCATCGGTCTGTGAAGATAGATGCTTTTTAGTAGAAACATTTTAAAACAACATAATAATGAAAACATCTAAAATTGTAAGCGTTTATAAAACAATGAACGACAGCAAACTCACTAAGATGGAGGATGCTGACAAGTTTAAAGTTATTAAAGCATTGAGAGCCATTAAGCCAATCAGTGAAGGCTATGAGGAGTTTGTCAAGCTGACACACGAGAAGCTGAAAGACGATAAAATGGAAGAGATGCAGAAGAAAGCCCAACACTGGCAGGAAATGCAGTCACAAGGAAAGGAAGTTGAATACTCCTTTGAGGAGCGCAAGGAACTCAATGAGTATTTCCAAAACTTCAACAATACCATTGAGAAGCTGATGAAGGAAGAGGGCGACAAAGAAAACGAACTCACCTATGACAAGTTGAGTGAGGATGCTTTCGGAAAGTACATCGCTTCCAACGACTTCAATGTAAGTACCATCATGGACTTGCAGGAAGTTCTTGTAGGAGAATAGTATTTGTTGCATATTACATAGTTTATTTAGAGGTTAGGGGGAGCTTGTGAAAGTTCCCCTTTTCTATTGTTACGTTGTTGGTAGTAGAGGCACTACGGAATCTGTATATCTCGATGAATCAAGAGTAACCCAGACCTTATAGGATTCGTCTGCTTCTATATCAAATATCTTTCTAATAACTGTGTATGTTTCACCAGCAGCCACAGTGAATGTTCCTAACTCTAATTTTGTTTCACCAAGCATCAGTGGGTCAAACAAGTCATATTTAGCGAAGCGAACCCACAGCCAATTATTAGTAAAGGTCTTGCTTGAACTTGTCGGGTTCTTGACTTGGACAGTCACGGTCAATGCAGTTGCAATCATTCCAATACCAGCATTGATGATGATATTATATGTGGTACTTACTACTTGTATCTCGGCAACCTTAGTATTTGGCAAAGTGAAATAGCCAGCAGCCTTATCCGCGTCCAGTATGCCAAGTTTTACAGTAGACAAGAACGGATAGACATTATATGTGTTTACTGGTAATCCATTTGTAGGCACTTTTACTTGCATTGTCCCCGGACTATCAGCAGTCAGTCGTTGCGACCTTGTTCCTCCTTTCTGAACCATATATACACCAAAGTACATATCCCCTAATGTATAAGCCACACCCTGCCATACCAATCCACCTATATCACTTAACGATAGGTTTCCTCCCATTGAAGACGATGGATTATAAGCTACTGTAGCGTTGAATGTACTTCCGCTTAGATTATCTACTTGCTTTGGAACTGTAAACGAGTGAATTGGCGCCATTGCTTCCGGCATATACCCTTCAAAGTCAAGAAGCCGGAAAGGTGCATTGCTTCCTCCTTGTGGCGGTGAATACTTATATCCATTTGAACCGTCAGAGGTCATTTTACTTACTATATCCTTATAAGTACCAGCCTGCGCACCGCTTGTATCAATACCACAATTCCCATTACTACTTTTCCACCAATTTGAGTTTGTAAGATTAATATTTTCTGATGGGTATATTACGGGCTTATACTTTGCCCACATATTTGTTTTACCATGAGTATTCTTGCACAAATAACCTAAATCATAACTTGATACACCCAATGCTGTGCGGACATCATCAATACTGACGGGTGCTACGATTTTCCCACTTGATATTGGCATAAATAAACTATTTAGTTCTTGGAGAACTTGGTAA